TGGGAAACACTCCAGTGATTAAAGGAACTTGTTGGGCATCACCATCAAGAAAGAAACCGAATACAATATCACCCTGCTGAATAACGGAAGAATGAGCATATTGTGCTCCTCCAGATCCAGCAGTTACTGGTAACAATAAATTTGCCCACGGCAATTCTTCATCGGGAAGATCCCCGACATTGAAAGGATGGTGTCCAGCGATTCTTACCTTACATCTATTCCCAACACCTTTTCCTTCTGATACTTGTTCAGCTTGGGATGCGTTGCTGGGCACTTGTCCACAGAACCACTGGAATCCATCTTTTCCAGCAAAATGACTGTTACCTATTAAAGATTCGATTCCTGCCATCAGTCGTCGTAAACTCTACACTCAAGAGCATTAGGGTTAGCATCACAATAAAGTTCTAGAGGAGTGGGATCGTGACTTTCGCCAGGATGATTTTCCTTATATGCCTCTAAATCATGCAATTCTCCTTCTACATGTCTCCTTTGTTGAGGAGATGTTGTGGGATCTTCGAGGATCTTTTTGTCTTGCTCAATGTGAGCGTCGATGTTTTCCATTTACTTCTGTCCTGTAATTCCAAGAGAATCTCTCACCACTCTCAATCCCGTGTATGATGTAGTAGGTCCAAAAATGTGAGTGATTTCCTTTATAATATATAGACCACTCTGCTCAGTGTCAATATCAGGTTCTTCGGAAGTATTATCTGGAATTTCAATATAGATGGGTTCTCCAGCAAGTAACCCAGTATTGCATGGAATAAGGAGAGTATAATCCTGAGAGAAGAACCTACTATAGTCCGATAATGCCTGTGCCTCACTATTCAAAGGATCCCAGTTAAGAGCAGTTGAGACTCCAGCAGTAGCAGTTCCTGCATCTAGAATACCAAAGGTAATCCTAGAAGCAAACATTGTGTTAGGAATGTTTTCTGGATCAGCAACCAATGGTGCCTTTTCTGCCTTTCCAAGTCTAGTTTCTTTTGTATTTTTAAAAACAGATGTATTTGGTTGAGTAAACTCAAAAGTAAATGGATTGAAATAGATTCTGTAGATAGAATCCTCACCCTTACCTAAAGAATCAGACAGGTCTCCAGTTGAATTTGCTTTGATGTCTAAAATCTTGTATGCATTAATCAATGGATCTTCAATAGAAGAATCCATGAGTTGACTATAGACATATTTTTTCTTCTGTATTGTCTTTTTGTTATCTACAGCACTCTTGATTAATCCATGGATAGATCTAAAGTTAAATCCCTCTCTTGTCTGCCAAAAGAAGAATCCAGCAGACTTACTCTTTGCACCTACGGGAACACCTTTTTTGCAAAGTTGAGTAACAATCCTAAAAGGTTTCCGCATGTTACCATAAACAGTACACGGAGATTCACACTCTTCAATCTCATTAATTGCAAGGGGATCTAAAATCCTGATCATTTGATCGACAACCTTATTGATTGTCATTCCTGTATATTTCCTAGCGACTCTGACTTGATCGTTTGTGAGTTGTTCTCTAGATACCAATGAAAGTCTAAAGGACTCAAATTGTTTATCCATAACGATGTCCTTTACATCATTCACATACAGAACATATTCAAGAGTTGCTTCCTTATCAAGAGCATCATCTAACGGAGTTTTAATCTTAAAGTGAACTCTCTCACCCTTTCTAATCGGAAGTCCGTTGTAAAATCCTTTTCCATCTTTGATATTACCCGTGTTCGCAATATCCAGAACTGCACTTACACACGGAGAATGGAGATCTTCAAAATATTGAAAATTGATAATATAACCCAGCAAGGAAAGTTTGGTGCTTCCATCCTTGGAGTAGATATCAAAAAGTTCGTATTTTGAAGCGCCTGTTACTTCTGCCATTATTGCCTGTTAATTGCTTTTAGATTCAAAAGAGCTATTTTGACCGAATTAAGTTCAGAATCATCTAATTCTGGTACTGCATTGGCAGCAACAACAGAAAGTGTTTGCTCACCATATGGAAGCACATCTTTGGTATTTAGAGACAACATAGCAACATCAAATGGAATAACTTTTGGCATTTTCGCAATCTCAAGCGATGGTATATTCTTTGGATCGCCAAGAATAGATGGACCCAGATAATTAGCAGAAATTTTGGGATCAACTACAACTCTCTTAACGGGACCAACAACTTTTCCACTGAAAGGAGATGTGGGAGCAAATCCAAAATCAAGAGGATCAATTACACCTTTTCTTGGATATCCAGTTATGTTTTCTTTTTTTCCAAGTTCCCAGTGAAGATGCGGACCATCCGATCTTCCAGTAGACCCAACTCTACCAATAACTGTACCAGCAGACACTTTATCACCTTTTTTATACGGAGATCTCTCATTCATATGTGCATAAAAATGTTCGAGTCCATTAGCATCTATGAATGCTATATAATTTCCATAATTTTTTTCAATTCCTTCATCTGTAATTATAGAATCAGAAGGAACTACAAGTGCTGAATTATATGCCGCAGGAATATCTCTTCCAGAGTGCTGTTTACCTCTACTAGGAAGATAATCTCTAGCAGGATCTCCAATTGCAAATCCAGGTGGTCTTGCTCCTGTTTGCGAAATCAAAGGAGCTTTTGGATCATATTTTTTAGGAGGTTGACGCCATGGTCCCGAAGGAGTAACGATTACTGGTTTTGGGGGAGTTGCAGGTATCTGAGGTTTAGGTTTTTGTTCTGCTGGACGCTCTATCGGCGGCGGCGTAACAGGCGGAGTTACTGGAATCATAGGAGTCGTTGGCTTCGTGTCTAGACCTAGTTGTTCTCTCGCCTGACGATATTCATCTTGACTCATATTGCCAAGATTTGTTAGTTCTTTACTAATGTCGTCGAAACTATTCCCTAGATCCGTGTTAAGTTTAGTCGCAGATCCAGTGAACTCATCAAACTCTTTTCTGAGTTTTCCCTCACTATCTAGGAAATCCCAACTTTTAATGTTCTCAGCAAACTGCCTGAATACATCTTTAATCTCTTTGAATACTGACTGAATATTAGTCCAAGTTTGCTGTACAGCGTTCCATAATTTCTGAACAATTCTTGTTACTTTATTGACAATAATAATAATTTCTGGAAGTTTTTGAACCAGATAATCAAGAAGAATCCATCCAGCAGCACTCAAAAGTCCCTGAAAGATGCTCTTCGCACCCCTCATAATATTATTAACTCCACCCTTAATAAAATTATTAGACTGCTTTGCTTCGACTATCTTTTCAGCATCTTTTTTCTGTACAGCATCAAATTGCTGAACATTCAATCTATTTTTTTGTGCTTCTCTAACCTTATCCTTTCGAATGTCTTGACCCAAAGATTTACGAATACCTTGAGTCGTCTGCCTCAAAGAAAGCAGTCCATATTCAACAATATTAAGTGCTTCATTTGATGGAATTAGTTTCATGCCGTCTCAAAAGTAGTAATAGAGAAGGTAATATTTGTAATATTATATGGATTTTGTGTCACGAAATTAGTGGGATATCCAGTACCCATTGCTGCAGCTGCTACAGGTTCACCTGCTGGTCTTCCCTCAGAAGAATATGGCACAAAAGCAAAAGAAAAATCAGGTTCTGTTGGTTGAGCAACAGATGATGCTATTTGGGTCTTTACTGTCTTGTTTATTCCCTTTGTTTCTTCCATTGCTTGCACAATCGTTTCTGATGCAGCTACAGGGGAAGCAGAGGATACTTCCTGAGGTTTAGGTTTGTCGATGGATGTATCTAATTCTTCCTTAAGTTTATCTAAATCTTTACCTTTCAGTCTGCCTGGGCTTGGATCCCCAACTCGCACTTCGAAGGGAGCCAATCCAGGTATCCTAAATGGTTGATCAATTAAATTATCAAACATTTTTGGATCACCAAATTTGCCAAGTAGTGCTTCAACAAAATCTCTTCCTTCAGAACTCATTTTAAGTGTTAAGGATTTAACAAACTTCATTGAGTTTATCATTTTGTTATATAAAGAATCACTCTGGGATTTAAGTTCATCATACCGTGCTTTTTCTTGCGGACTCAACTTAGCGTACTCTCTGGTGCCAATGATTTTTGACATCTCTTCTTCTATATCTTTAAGTTGAGTCTGATATGAAGACAAGACACCAACAGCCGCACTTATGTCGTTAATAATTGGTTTATCAGATTGCTTAAGTTTACCAGGATCGTATCTATCAAATATTCCATCATCAATCTGCTTGATGTTCTGTTCAATTTCAAGAAGAAGTGATCCTTGAGGGGTGAATTCTTTTGCTCCAGGAACCCATTTCAACCACGGATGTTCTCTGAGTAATTTTTCTTTTCTTCTTTGCAGTTCTTCTTTAGTTGCTTGCTTTCCTCTTTCAGCGATCATGTCAATGACCATTTGAGTATATGACTCGTAACCACCGCGACCCATTCCACTCAATCCCATACCCTTGATAATCTCAAGGAGTTTAATTCCTCCATAAACAGCAGCAGCACCTAACCATACCCATGGATTTGCCATTAAACCAATCAATGCTGGAAGTTTGAATAATAAACTAGTTACAAGACCGCTAATAGCACCAGTAACTAAACCAATTCCACCATTTAACGCAAGACCAACACCTGCTGCGACTGCTAATCCTTTAATCAGATCATTTTTAATCTGCTCTAGTGCTTCAGTATCTCCATTCTGCCATGCTTCTAGTGCATCTATTCCCTTCAGTCCCAACCAACCCATGAACAATGATTCAAGGGCTTTCATGAACCCATCAAAAGGTCCACGGATCTTATTACCTAATGCTTTTACAGGTTTAATTAGAGCCTGTTTGATTGAACTTTCGACGAAGTTTTCTTCTGCTCCCTTCGCAGTTTTATCAATCTCTTTTCTTTTCTTATCAATCTCTTGATTATCTTCTACCGCATCTTGATTCCCTCGCTTAACCAAAAGGTCAGCGATAGCACTTAGATTTCTTCCAATGGCAAGGATATTTTTGTTGAGAGAATTATACTGCTTCTCAGTTACATATCCGCTATAATCTCCCTCCCGATCAACATTACCTTCGGGAGTATCTGGTCTACCTGGCGGAAGTAACTTTTTGGGATCAATAGCCATCAGATACCGTTAGCTTGCTGTGCCTTTAGATTCTGCTCTTCAATATAGGATTCTAACAAAGCAAGGTAAATATCCCGTTCAAAGGGATACATGTTCTCAATGTCACTCAAGGAGTATTTATGATGCTGCATCAAGGCAAAGTTAATCTTATAATAAGATACAATGTCTGAATGCAACATCGCTAGCTGAAAAAACTTGCCAGTCCCTCCAAGACGATTTCGTTCTCAACACCAGTATTGGGATTCTCAAACTTAGCAGTATAAGAAAGTCTGGGCATTGTAGAGAAGAATCTCTCAATTTGTTTAAACTGAGAAGAATTTAGCTGTTCAATAAATTGAATCCATTCTTTTTTAGTGTGATCCTTCGCGTTCCAAGTTTCTTCCTCAGAATAGATCATTTCAACGCAATTAGCGATAACATCAAAAGAAGTATCAATGCTAGTTGCTTCGCCAAAGTTTTCTGAGATGAATTGTGTTAGAGACGGGTATGCCATTCTCAAAGTCAAAGTTTCATCGACCTTGATATCACGAGTATGGTTAGGATCATCAACAACCTTAATCTCATCAATATAGATTGTCAAAGGAACCTTAGTCTCACCATCATCCTGGCAAGTTACGATAACATCAATAGATTCTCCAACAGATTTACCACGGACATTGAGGAACAGATACTCAATATCAAAAGTAGAGAGTTTATCGATATTTACTCCACGAGTCAAAATACAAGCAGAAAGAACTTCTTTAATTGCACTGGCAATCTGATCAAGTCCCTCACTTTCCATCGCCATTACAAGGATTTTCTCTTCCTTAACAAGGAACGGGCGATACTTAATTTTTTTTCCAGTAGAAGGAATAACCAACTCAAATGTCGGAGTCGCAATCTTAGGTAAAGGCATGATATCCTATAGGATTTTCAGTATGATTATTTATGGGGTTCTAAAGACAGTCCCTCTTGTTTCAGACGGAGGACCTGACGCTCTTATATCGAATCCTCTTCTGATGTAAGTCTCATTAGTCGTTTGAGGTGGTGCAGATGCTTCTTCTGGTTTAGCAGGTGCAGCAGAATACTCTTCAGATCCAGACTGTTGCTCTTTAGATTTATCAGTTTCTTTAAGACTCTTCACTTCACCAAGAACATATCTATCATAGTTAAATGCTACATTGATTTCAAGAACTCTATTACTATCGTAAGAAATTGCAGTTGGCGTAATATTGATTGGGAAGGCATTGATGAAACTATAGGTTACCGATCTATAGTGATCCCTATCAAATTTGGTAAGTCTCATGACAGGCATTTTATAGTTATTTGGATATTGCATTCTTGTATAGTATGCTCTTTTATCCAAACTAACTTCACCCGCACTGGCAATGTATTGTTGCCAGAGTTCAAAGAATTTAATAACCTTATAATCGTTATCTACAATGAAGTTGAAAGAACTTTCTGTGTAAATTCTTGTGTGAGCATACTTTTGCTGGATACCCATGTAGTTACCACTGACTTGAGCAGTAGCAAAAGTTGCACCAGGAATATCAGCACCCTTACAAAGCAATCCCAACTCTCTCTGGATGAAGTAACTCGATACTCTCGAATCCTCTTTTTGGATGTACTTTCTGAGAGTTTCTGGGATAGCAGAAATTTCCAATTCAAAATGATTGGTTGTTGCTACCTTAGTAAACAACCCCAAAACATCGCTGGTAGATCTATTTCTAGGGTAACTCACACTAAATACCTTAGGTTGACTTATTATGATGGCGTATTCTGGTAAATTTCGCCCAAGTAATATTCAAAAATATCGAGGAGACCATCTCAACATTATTTATCGTAGTTTGTGGGAACGAAAGTTCATGGTCTATTGCGATAAGAATGAGAATATTTTAGAGTGGGGAAGTGAAGAAATTGTGATACCATATCGTTCTCCTTTAGATGGGAGAATACATAGATATTTTCCAGACTTCTATATTAAGGTACGCGAAAACACTGGAAAAATTCAAAAGTACATTATTGAAATCAAACCCAAAAAACAGTGTATTGAACCACAGAAGCAGAAGAAGCATACTAAGACTTATATTAGAGAGGTGACTGAGTATGCTAAAAATCAAGCAAAGTGGAAAGCAGCATCAGAATACTGTAAAGATCGTTTACTACAATTCAAGGTCTTAACGGAAGATCACTTAGGTGTATGAGTAGATTACAACCTGTTGTGGACGGATTCACTGGACTAGAAAGTTCGGATGACATCATGGTCCAAGTTCTAGAAGTATTGACTGAAGAAGTTTTAGTTCCAGAACCAGGAAATTTCTACACATTTATTTACAGAGCAAAAACACCTAATATTGAATATGACGAATTTCCTTTGATTGCCTGCATAGAAATACAAAGGTGGGGGTTTGTTGGATTTAGTTTCCACTGGGGTAAACAAAGAAATTACACCTGGGAAGAAGTTATTGGCAAACTACATGTAGTAAAAGCCAATGAACTTGAAGATGCTAGGTCATTAGGATATGCCAAATTTAGAATATCCACATAAATAGGAAATAAAAAGGAATGGCAGCGGAAATCCTACGATATCCATTAGATATTATCGATGTGACGACTGATTATATGTCCATCGAAGTAATGGAGTACAAACCAGGAGGAGTTCCTTCCTTTTCTGATTCTCGTGGAGCAAATAAAAAAACAAAATCTGGTAAAGCCAAATATACTATATTCTTGCCGATGCCAGATAGTATCGCTTCTGTTAATAGAACTGGATGGGGAGAAAGTAGAATAAGTGCTCTTGCAGGTGCGGGACTTAAACTTGCTGGAGATGCTTTAGATGCCGTATCTGGAAAGAAAACTGATCTTAAAGGTAGCGTAGAAGCTGAAGTTCAAGGTTTAGCAGGGTCTGGATCGGGATATGATTTACTTAGGAATTATATCAGGGCAAGATCTCAGATTGGAATCATTAACGGTTTAGCGGGATCAAATATCAGCTTAAACGATGTTCTTGGAAGACAGTCTGGACAAATCGTTAACCAGAATGTTGAACTGCTTTTCAATGGTGTATCTCTGAGACCTTTCGGTTTTAACTGGGACTTAGTTCCTAGGAGCAAAGATGAAGCAGATGTAGTAAGAAATATAATTCAAACTTTGAAAAAAAGCATGTCTGCAAACAGAGAGAATAGTGCTTTCCTTAAAACTCCGTATGTATTCAGGTTGAGATATAGAAAAGGTAGTGGTAACAATGAATTTTTAAATTCATTTAAAATTTGTGCCATGACTGACATTGGCGTTGATTACACTGGTTCTGGAGCGTACTCAACTTATGAAAGTGGAAGTCCAGTTCACTATCGGTTGAACTTATCCTTCACCGAACTCGAACCTATCTATCAAGACGACTTCACTGATACGGAGAGATACTAATGGCTAGCAACTCTTACTTCAGACTATTACCAGACTTTCAATACCTCAACCCAACACAAACGGGTGGGGCTAGAAAGCAGTATGTAGATGTCAAGAATCTCTTCCTTAGGATGAAGATCAAAGATTCTGCACTGTTGTATGCTACTAACTTTGTAAAATATGATATCTACGAAGGTGAAAGACCTGATAATGTAGCAGAGACTTTGTATGGTAGTCCTTACTATGACTGGGTAGTTCTCTTAACTGCCAACATCATCAATGTAAGAGACGAATGGCCTACCAGTTCCAGACTTCTTTATGATTATGCGGTAGATAAGTACGGAGAGTTTCTCAACGCAGTAAGGCACTATGAAACTAAAGAAGTTAAGGACAGCAACGGAAGACTTATTCTTCCTGCTGGTCAAATTGTAGATTCAGGATTCATAATCCCTGATCCAGACAACATTGGACAAACACTGAACCCTGTTGTAGGTGTATCCAACTGGTTGATTGAAACTAGAAAAAATAACAAAAAAAGAACGATCAAGGTACTCAGGAAAGAGTTCCTAGGATCGTTCCTTAATGAAGTTAGAGAGTTCTTGCAATATCAGGAATCTTCCCAGTACAATCCTAGCACTGGAAAAGTTGCTTATAACGATTTAACTTAGAGAAGACTGAGAAGACCATTAACGCTTTTCTTGGCGTTAATAGTAGAGTACGGAACTGCGGGATTATCAAGAAGTTCTGGAGTTTGTCCCCTCATGTTGGCGACTCTCGTGATCTCCTCGTTCTGTTTCTCCGTTGCCAGATAACGATCCTCTAGAAGTTTGGTCGTTATTTCTTTGGCACTTGCAAGATCCACATCCACAGTCGAACTTGAGTGGTTGTATTTCCATGCGTTTCTAAATGTCTTGGTGGGCAATTCAGTGTGATCGATCACCGCATACTCAGCAACGGGGACATCCTTTGCAATGATATCCTCGTCAGAGAGAATGCATTGTGTCGATGGAATGACTACATTACAGTAGCCATCATCTCCATTATAAACAATGACTTGATTGCGAGACATTTATCAGGCAGCAGCGACTACAATGTTTTGAGCGGAGGGGAAAAGATGTCTTACTCTTTGCTCTGCAAGAGCAGCAGATTCTGCAACAACCTCAATTTGTTGAGTGTTGGTGTTGTCACCATCATCATAAGTGACAACAAATGGTGTACCTTGGAATGACATTTCTGTAATTAATGAGACTACAAAAGAAAAAGGGAGGTTTCCCTCCCTCTATTTATACTCACTCTTCAGCAAGACGCTGGAAGTAACTCAGAGCATCATCCTCATCATTAGAGTTGGAGGATGACAGAGAATTCAGTTCTTCCTTCATTGCCTTGGGGACAGACTGAAAACTATAATCGTCTTCTTCATCACGAACTTCAGGATCGGGTGCCTTAGGAGCAGCAGTGATCCCAAGAACATAATCGAGACGCTTCTTCAGTTCTTCGTAGGACTTGAACTGGGAAGGATCAACGATCTCAGCGAGAGAATATTGCTTCTTCCAGATTGCTTCCATAGCATCGTCGTCATCCAGGAGAGCACCAGGACGAGCGAACTCGGAACTATCATAGTTCCAGTATCCAGCAACCTTCTTGATCTTGATCTTGAAGTCTGCACCACCCCAGAAATCGAAGGGGTTGATGGGATCTTCGTCTTCAAACTCAGGTTGCATGGCAGACATGATCTTGTCGAAGATCTTCTTACCAAACTTGTAGAGGAACACACGACCTTCGTTGTCAGGATTTGCGGGGTCCTTCACAACATAGATGTTAGCGTAATAAGAGAGTTTACGCTTCTGCTTACGAGCAGTCTCTTTATCGGCATCACTGCCGCTGTTCCAGAGACTCGTATTGAGTTCGGAAACAGGATCTTTTTGACCGAGAGTGGTCAAAGAATTCTCGATGTACCAACCACCGTTACCTTGGAAGGCATGGGAATACATCTTTGCCCACGGAAGATCTTCGCCTTCAGGAGCGGGAAGGAAACGGATAACTGCATAACCGTTACCTGCTTTATCGACTTCGGGTTTCCAAAGACGATCATCAGACGCGCCACCTCCCTTATTGGTTTTTTCTACTTCCTTGACCAGTTTGGCAGTCAGGGAACCGAGGGAGGACTGTTTCTTGAGATTAGAAAACGACATTTGGATTTGGCTTGTGAAATGGATTTGGTTTGTACGGGTCTATTATAGGGCGGACCCAGCGCCCATGTCAAGAAATCTGTTTCCTGACATTTTCGAGGGTTTTCTGCATGTTTGCAAAGAGAACCCCACAGTCCACATCAGATGGGAACCCCATCATTATAGCAGACTTACGGACATTATCACGCATTTCTTTTGCGCGAGGATCATCGGAGAGAGTCATTCTAGTGTATAGATTCCTCTGTTTCTCCAGCAGAGTGTCGAGTTTGTCAAGATGCTTGACCTTATCTTCACGATCCAACTTGTCGAAAGCAAACACTTCAGTATAGATTTCTTCCTGAAGTTCATTAATATCTTGGATTGCCTCTTGGACAAATTCCGATTCAAAGAAGTCAGACATTTTTCTCCTCTGCCTGGTTTATTTAGAGCGGCAACCGTGCTCTCGTGGTCTTTTTCATGAAGTTGAGATCGATAGCATCACGCTTCAATTTCTCCTTCAGAGGTTTTGAAATGAGTTTGGTAATCGAATCTACTTCAATATTATTTTCTTCGCAGAAAAGAACAATTGCCTCAATATAATTGATCTTTTCACGCAAGACTAGATTTTCAATTTCTAAAGAGAACTTTGTGGCATTCATGAATTTTTTGCCCAAAGCTTTGCTTAGTTCATTTTCCATTTAGTTTAAATTCTACGAAATTTCTGATGTACTTTGTGAGTAACTTCATGTACTTAAGTTTATCATACTCTTCGTACACTTTACAACTACCGTCTTCACATGCCATGATAATCACAAACTTTTTAACGGGAACACCCGTTAGTTCGTAATACATGCAAGCATAAGCAGCACATTGGACAAAATAACCATCAATCCAATCTCTTGGTTTTGGTTTCTTGCTAGTCTTAAAGTCAATAATCGCTAATTCGCCGTTATATTCAGCGATACAGTCAACAGTGCCTGCAACACCAAGTTCTTTACTATAGAGAGAACCTTCTAAAGTGTGAATATTGTCAATCTTATTCAAAGTAGGCTTAGCAATCTTGAATAAGAAGTTGGGAAGTGGTTGAACCTCTGGAAGGTCCTGATTTTTAAGATAATGTTCGGTCAAAGTATGCATGTCGGTTCCCCGACGGGTTGCCTTCCGAGTAATCTCGTTGGCAACCTCATCACCGACCCGTTTACGCCATTTAGCAAACTTTTCCCGTTCATAAAAACTGATGATAGAGGTAATGGATACCATCTTTGCATCAGGTGTATCATAGTATCGAACACCATCAATGGTGTCTCTCTCTAAACGAGGGAGTTCAATTTCAAGATGATTAAACATTACATACCAAGAGCCAGTTTTGTAGTTAGATATTCCTTACAGAGACCAGAACGAACGATATCGTTGACATCAAATTCAATAGACGAGAATGATGGCATTTGTTCCAAGATCTTCATAAAGTCCAGGATGCCGTTACGCTCATATGTTTTTGTAAGGTCAGTTTGAGTAGCATCACCACAGAAGTGAATCTTGGTGTTCTCACCGACACGAGTAATGATACTATCAAGTTCGTGGAAGTTCAGGTTCTGACACTCATCAACGATGATGATAGCATCATCAAGAGTGGTTCCACGAATAAAAGATGTAGACCAGAAAGAAATGGTCTCCTGTTGCTTGAGATTGCCATACAGCATTTCAAAGTCAGAATCTGTAGGCAGTTCAAACATATACTTTACCATATTCTTATAAGGAATCTGGTAAAGAGCAGATTTGTCCTCATGATCTCCAGGGAGGAAACCAATCTCTCTGGTAGAAACGAGAGAACGGACAATATAGATTTTTTGATAAGGAGAGTGTTCGTCTAAAACATCCTTAAGAGCATTATACAGCACAATAAAGGTTTTACCAGTACCTGCTGCTCCGTATGCAAAAATGTTTTTCCCAAGATGATAATTTTTGAAGAGTGTTTCTTGGTTATCTGTGAGGGGAGTAATATCAACAAGGAAGTCCGTATTAATCGGTTTCTTCCTTCTCATCTGTTTAGCAGTCATACCAACACCAATAGGTTCAGACGATTTTCTCTTTCTGGGCATAGGGATTAATCGAGGGTAAGTTTTTGACGGTTGTTTCCAGTTTTTTGTGCTCTACGAAGCACATCATTCCATCCTGGTGCCTTTTTACGAAGTTTGTCCTTCCATTCACCAACTTCTCCTACTCCAGGACATGTGCTAGGGTCGGAGAAATCTCTAATCCATTCTGGGTTATCAAGTTTCCACTGATCCCAATCATGGATACTCATAACCACTTCTTTTGTTTCACCAGTTACGGTATTCTTTACAGGATAAGTTGCCATTTCAAAACATTGTGTATGTAATATTTAGAGTTCGACCAGATTGTCTTCATCGAGGTGAAGACATCCCTCGGAAGGAACAATATCAAATGCGATAGTAATTCTGGGTTCATCTACTTCAGTCTTAGTTGTGTAATGAGGCAACCATGTAGGAAATAGTGTCAATTCTCCAGGATTATTCTTTACAATTATATCATCTCCCCAGTCAGTATAGGGTGGAATATAGTTAGTTGAAGTGTTAGTTGCACTTACACAAAAATGACCACTTAAGTAGGTATGTGGATGATGAGAGTGTGAATGTTTATCGATAAATTCTCCCTTTCTTAAAACATTTGCCCAACATCTAATTTTTAGGGGTGGAATATCTCCACCCACCAAAGTGTCATAATATTTTGTATGGATTTCACGAATACTCTCGTGAAGTTTTTTACATTCAGAAC